CTTAAATTCCGGTGTGTATTTCCCTCGTGACATAGTATGAACTCCTTTCATTTCCTTTGGTTTATCTTACCATGTTCACGATTAATTTGGAAGATGTGGTCTATTTCCTGGGGACCATTATACTGTGGTTGCCACGATTTCAATAAAGAACACTTTTTCCGCAAGCCAGTCACAGAAATGCAACAGCATTTCATCTGTGATATCTTCCGGGAAAACCTCTGTAATATCGGTATAACGGCCATACAGATTTCGCACGGATTCACCGCAGTTGGTGAGGTCAAACACCTTGTTATTGAAGATGGCCTCCATGCACTCCTGGCGATCCTCGACATTGATGTTAAAGGATTTTGTGCCAAAGGACTCCGAGAAAATCATGGTCTCAATCATATTGTAACTCTGACCAATTTTCTTCAGCCGGTTGTTTAGATACATCAATAGCAGAGTCAATGAAGAAAAACGTTGCTGACCATCGATGATGGCGTTCTCTCTGCCTGCCAGTACGATGGAACCCATAAAGTATGCTCCATATTCCGCTACCGCCGGACGGGAGTCGCCGGGCTTGTAATTATCAAGGAACTCAGACGTGAGGTCGTCAATCAGCTCCTCGATATGCTTACGCTGCCACATATACTCGCGCTGGTAGTAGTGGATGGAGTATTTTGTATTCTGGAGCAGCTGTTTTAGGTTCTTTGGCGAACCTTCGATCTTTTTCATAGGGTATCCTCCTCAATAAACAATCCTGGACGGTTCAAATCGATAATCGCAGACTCAGATCGTACATCTGTATTGCTACAGTTGATAAGCTTTCGATTAAGGTGCAGTTCTCCCTCACGGTCAATAACATAGATAGCTGCATGGTCTTTTATGTAATTAGCCGTTTCACGAGAAAAGCCGTTCCGCTGTAAAAATACAGTCAGCTTATTGGTTGTACCGTATTCAACGAATTCATACCAGTTGTTATCATCCAACGAATCTTCTCCGTAGATGGATTTATACATATTCGAAAAACGCAAAAAGTAGTTGGATATGCTAAACAAAATCACATTCTCGATAACTTCAAGTGTGTCTGCAAAAACCACGTTTTTGTGTTCAGGGCTGTTGTCAAAATACGCAGGTGTATAATCATTAAGCCAGAACTTCTCCGGATGGTTGTTCATATACTCTATGGCTCTCCTCATAATATAATTCAAGCCGTGTCCCTCCATCCATTGGGACAGAATAACCGCATACCAGCTTAGCTTCGCATGGTCACCATTCCGATTGCGTTTGCCGAGTGTTCCAAACTCATACCTGTCCCAATTGAATATTCTGCTTAATTCTTCAAGAAAACCGAGAACCACGCTGTGAGAAAACTTTCCATCTTGGGGTTTCGGATAATGAACCCCTTGACGGATTGCCGCTGCCAGACGCCTACTTTGGTCGGCAGAGATGTTTATATCACTATCAATATAATCTTTTTGCTCAGAAAAAAGCTTTCGTATGATTGCTTCCCCGCCTTCTGGCATATGAGCAGAAAATTCTCTTCTTACCAAGCTATCCCGGTCATCCATGATATCCTTAAGGAGTATCAATCCGAATTTACGCATCATCACGTACTCTTCTTCAGACTGCTTCGTGCTTTTGGTGTTGTACGGTTCAATCTGAGACGTACCGGACATCAATGTTTTGACCACGTGTTCCTTGAGCTTAGGTTTCAGATCCTGAACCACGGATAACTTCTGTTCGGGTATAGGTTCTTTAAGCAAACGGACATATTCATTTTCGGTTACTTGATTGCCGTCACTAATAAAAAACACATTTCCGTACAGATTGAATTTAATGCGTCCTACTCGTCCAATCAAATTGCGGAACTCAACACTGCTCATGTGAGGACGACCACTACGATAATTCGTAATAAAAAGATTATCGGCAGGCAAATTGACTCCTTCAATCAAAGTGCTGGTACAGAACATTGCAGTAATTTTTCCTTCTTTGAAAAGGCTTTCAATCCTCTGCCGAATGGACGCAGGCAAATAACCAATGTGATAGGCAACGCCTTTTTTGATTAGCTTTGTCAAAAAATATTCACCATGTACCTGCTCTCGAATATCCTTTGCCAGCGCATCCAAATCAGGATCATCGAGATCGCTCTTATCGGCGGCAAATGCAATAGTAGCATTAATGGCAGCATTTTTGCCACTAAAGTAAGCAATATTCCGTTTTCTTTCGTGCAGCGGTTTATTATCGTCAAAAGTGGTCATTATTTTCATAAAATCAACCACCGACATATCGCCGCCACCGAATTTGCATACAAATATGGTGTCTTGGGTATGGTCATTAAAAATGCGGATGGTTTTACTTTCGTTGCTTATTAGGAATTTGAACTGTGTCACCGGTGCGAATGTGGAAGAAACAGCATTTTCTTGCCCCTTCTCGGCCTCTGTAACCAATTTCAAATATACTTCGGGATTCGGAATATTTGGAGAGGCGAAAATAAAATGCGGCATTTCCGGCTTTTGCTGGGCAAGCATATCAACAATTTTATAATAGAATGGACCTCTACTATTCCGTCCACTCATTTTATGGGCTTCGTCAATAAACACATAGTCCAGCTTAAAGTCCGGCTTACTGATAAGCAAATACAACAATCGTTCCGGGGTCATAACAAGGATAAAATTATGATCTTCCTCCAGCGAGAAGTCGCTGGCTGCCGTAACAACACTATAATTCATTTCCTTGAGAAGACTCCCCAAACCATTGATTGTGTCCTGTCGAACCTCATTAATCAATGCCTTGGTCGGTACAATTCTTGCAAAATTCTTCTTTTCGCCTCGTTGCACCTGGTCTTTTATGAACATTTGCATAATGAAAGACTTGCCCATGGATGTAGGCGCAGAATAGCTGAAAGATTCGCCATCCATCCTATCGTAAATGTTCTTCTGCTGGATAAAGAATTTTTTATCCTTTTCGGCGGGAATTGTAAGGTATTCCTCACAGAAAAGTGCGTATGCCTTTTCTTGTAGGCTTCTTTCTGTATAAGGGGAATTTACAATTTCCTTACCTCTGAAATTACCAACATTCGACAGGACGGAACCCGCATAATAGGCTACATCTTCGTTCTGGGGGTACAGTTCGAGCAAAAGCGTAATGATCTCCTGTGCCCACATTTTATGTGCATCGGCTTTCGTCTCATGTGTTGATTTGGAGAGGAGATCCGCAAAGCGGAGGGCCGCATTAACATCAACACTTCTGGCTTGCTGGAAGCCCTCAAGATGCAACTTCAAAATGGCATAGTTATAGAGCATATTGTCGTAAAGGACATTCAAAAAATCATTATCATCTATGCTGTTGAATATGGCATCGCCAAGCTTGATTTTTTGAGATTCACTCATAAGACAACCGCTCCTTTCATAACTTTGTCCATGATTTCGTACTTGTTTGTCTCAGCATCGTCAAACGGTACGATGTAAATATAAAATGAATGCATATCAAGGCCGTTGTCCTTGATTTTTTGAATAATATATGGCGTATAAAGCCGAATATCATCCAGCATCTTTTGTGTAATGACATCGGCGTAAGGTTCGCCTTTATGTCTTCCCCACTCAACGCCTACGGTGTACCCAAGAAATACTCCGTATGCCGTATCGCAGACCGAATCCGTATTAGGTGATGGAATGAGCACTTTCTGAAGAAACTCAATTTCACTCTGGTCAAAATGCCGATCCAAAGCGGTTCGTTCTACCATCTGAATTTCGCGAGAGGAGTGGTTTTTAATACGCAGTATGGCATCGAACGCATTATTTATAGCATCTTGCAAATCGCCCACAATGTTTGAAGCTCCGAAAACCATCTGATTATACGGCCTACCTTCTGCATCAACATTGGATAATAGATGGATGCTTTCCGCAACGCTTTTGTATTGCGACAGTTCTGTGGACAACTCTACACGGCTCATCAGCTTCGGAGCCTTTAGCTTTCCCTCAAGAAATGCATAAACCAACATCTCTCCGAGTTCATTTCCGAAGCCTTTTTCGTCCGGTTTGCCATTCTCCCGCATCGTTTGGAGTGCACGGTCAATAGCGGCATCAAGGTCATCATCCTGCCGGAACTGCTCCAGCTTTGCTCTGGAAAAAACATAACGGCTGATATTCCGATACAACCAGGTTTCCAAATCATCCCGGTAAAACTGTTTGTCACGTATCAGAAGGTGAAATAGGCGCAGTTCACCCGGACCGGACAATTCCAAGTCACTGTCATGTGACACTTCCGTAAAAATCCGATCCATATCCTTATCTTTTAAGGTTTTTGTAATTCCTGCGCCCATTTACTACCTCCATATACGTTGTTTAAATTTACTTCGAATCTTCCTTGGATTTAGGTGCTTCGTAGGGCTTTCCTTCCTTGTTATAAGTCAGATTGAACACAAGGTCGGACAGCCATTTCTTAAACGAAGGATTGTCCTGGAACTGCTTGAACAATTCCATGTTGTCTGCCATGATTGCGAAAATGACTTGCTGCAACGCACGTTCACTTTCCAATCGGGCGCTCTGCTCATCAGAATTGCGCATGGCATTCTGATATTTCTCGTCCTTGGATACCATCGCAGGGATTTCGAGAATCTGTCTGCGAACGTTATCGGCATCGTTCCAGTTGATATTTCCGAACATATCATTGAAGTCGGTGAGAATTACAGACAGCAAATCCATTTCCGGCTGAACGATATGCCCTGCCTTTCCTGCGGGAACAGGTGGCACAATAGAATCCTCATCTTCCAGCTTGATGGAAATCGCCTCACGAGCCTCGTTGCGGTAGCTTTCAAGATCGATGGTATCCAAAATTCCCTGGGACAGGTCATCCTCGCGAGGGGACGGCAGTTTCGGAATCAGCAGGTTCAGGAAGATAGACAGTTTCTCCCATTCGGCGTTACCGTAAGGAAGAATTGCGCCCAAGAAACCATAAGTACGCACAAAAGATTTTGCAGAACTCTTAAACTTAATCTGATCCTCGGTATCGAGCATTTTGTACAGAGCGGCACACGCATCGAGAATCGGATCAAGCTTATCACGGTCCGCACCATCCAAGTACAGATTAACGAGCCTGTTAGCCTGCTCCGGGGAATAAATCTGGTAGCCCTCCATTGTCGCAATCAAGTCGTACAGCTTATTCGGGTCGGTTTCCCCGGACAGCAATGTGGTACGATAATATGTGGAGAAAGAACTCTGGATGATTTCAGGCTTATTGGCAAAGTCCAAAACGAAAGTATCGTGCTTCTTCGGATGGCAACGGTTCAGTCTGGACAGCGTCTGCACGGCCTTAATGTCATACAGCATCTTATCCACATACATGGTATGAAGTAACGGCTCGTCAAAGCCGGTTTGGAACATATCCGCAACAATAAGAATGCGGTACGGGTCAGACTTCAGCATGGATGGAATCTTTGCATCGGGGAATCCGTTCAGAGCAGCAGAAGTCAGCGCCGGCTCCTGTCCCTGGTACTTATGCTCACCAGAGAATGCCACAATCGTTTTATACGGACTGTGTCTGTCTGCCAGGCATTTATTGATAGCGTAATAATACTCAATACAACGAGGGATACTTGATGTAACAACCATCGCACGAGCCTGTCCACCGATTTTAGCCTTGGCAATAACCTGCTCATGGAAGTGATCGACCATCATAGCAGCCTTCTTCGCAATAGTGTACTCATTGCTTTCTACAAAGGAGCGAAGTTTCTTCTGCGCCCGTTTCTTATCGAACATCGGGTCATCCTCGACCGTTTTCATCAGCTTGTAGAAGCTGTCGATGGTGGTATAATGTTGTAACACATCAAGGATGAAGCCTTCTTGGATGGCCTGCTTCATGGTGTATACATGGAACGGGCGATGCTTGATTTCATCCCCATCCTGATATGCGACACCGAAAGTCTCCAAGGTTTTATTCTTCGGGGTTGCCGTGAACGCAAAGTAGCTGGCATTGTTCAGCAATCTGCGTCCCTCCATCATGGCATTGATCTTATCCTCGTTGTCCATCTCATCATCAGTAGCCAAGCCGGAAAGAGCCAGGTTCATCTGTGCGGAGTTGCGTCCACTCTGCCCGGAGTGTGCCTCATCGATGATAATGGCAAAACGGTTGTCTTTATGCTCTGCACCGATTTCCGGCACGACATATGGGAACTTTTCGATGGTGGTTACTATGATACGCTTGCCATCCGTGATAGCCTTACGGAGATCACCGGAATGCTCTGCCCAAGCTACGGTGTTTGCTACCTGCATAAACTGCTTGATGGTATCACGAATTTGCTTGTCCAGAATGCGGCGGTCGGTAACAACAATAACAGAATCAATCATCGGATGACCGTCTTTTTCAAGACCGATCAACTGATGGGCAAGCCATGCGATGGAGTTGGATTTGCCGCTCCCTGCGCTATGCTGAATCAGATATTTTTTGCCGACGCCGTTTGCCTTGACATCTGCAAGCAGACTCTCGACCACATCCAGCTGATGGTATCTCGGGAACACCTGTTTGATGGATTTCTTTTTGGTTTCCGGGTCGGTTTCTTCAATGACCTGGGCATAGTTTTCGATAATATGAGCCAGCTTTGCTTTGGTAAGGATGTTCTTCCAAAGGTAGTCGGTCATAATGCCATCCGGGTTAGGGGGGTTACCGGCACCATCGTTATAGCCCTTGTCAAAAGGCAGGAACCAGCTATCTTTGCCGGACAGCTTGGTGCAGAATTTAATGCGGGAGTCATCGATAGCAAAATGCACCATGCAGCGTTTGAAGGAAAACAGCACTTCACGGGGATCGCGGTCATCCTTATACTGCTGAACAGCATCGTCCACATTCTGCTTTGTAAGTTGATTCTTCAGTTCAAAAGTGATGACGGGCAGACCGTTGATAAACAAGCACATATCCAGTGCCAGCTTTCCTGCATCCTGGGAATAGCGAAGCTGACGGGTAATACTGAAAATATTCTTTTCAAACATCTCCCGTGCTTTGACATTGTTTTCGGTCGGCGTCAGATAGAACATGATGAGGTCTACCGGGTACACCTTGATGCCGTTGCGCAGAACGTCAATGATACCGCGCTTGGCAAGTTCACCCTGGAGACGGTTCAGAAACTGACGCTTTTTCTGCTCAGATTTGAACACCCCCAACTTGCCCATCTGATCTGGTTGCGTGTCCTGTAGAAAACGGAACAGTCGGGTTTCATCAATGGCATATTCTTTGTTATAGTCGGCATTGCTACCTTCTTCGTAACCATTGTGGTCAACAAGCCATTTTACAATAAGGGCTTCAAGACCGCTTTCTTTTGTGTTTGTGAAAGGCATAATCACTCCTCCTCTCCCATAAATTCATCATCTGAGTCTATGTCATCATCGGCATCTAAAGTTTCCTTTACATACTCATACTCAGGCACTTCAATATTTCGTGTGTCAACGTTGCCGGTAATTACATCTGAAATCAAGCGTTCTTTCAAGCTTTGCAGGCTATTGATCTCTGCATTCAGGCTGGCTATCGCATCATCTGTAGTTGCAGTAAGCTGCGTAATATCCTCAAACAATTCCTTTTGCTCATTTTCAGACGCAGGCAAGGCCAATTTTAGAGAAAGCAAGCGCTTGTCAGTTATTGCGGGGTAGGATGTTCCCGCAGAGTTCCGAATAACGGAATCAATAAAGTAATCACAACTCAGTGCGTAACTTAGCAATTTGGAATAAACCCCTTTTTTGGGGCGCAAGACAGAAAAGCCAGTCGAAGCTACATGACCATCTAAATCTCCATCAATATACAGAACTGCCTTTAAGTAAGTACGAACCGTTGAAAGAATAGTATCTCCCTCACGAACGATACGTCTCGCTCTGGATGGCGCCTCTCCAAAAGACAGGTGCATTGGAGCTTTTTTAAGACATCTAAATCCGGTTGTGCTGATATCAATGTAATCAATCTCATAATCTTCGGGTGTTTTCCCGCTTAAAGATTCATCATTGCTCGTAACAAAATATTTTAGAGGCCGCTCTATCCATGTTTCTGGAATCTGCGCAAGACCATATATTGTGCTGTCTTTTAACTTAGAGCCAGCAATCCCAGTGTTCAATGCATTATTAATAATGCCGATCTTACGCATTTTCAACAATGACAACTGTTTTTTCTTTATGTTGATTAATGCATTGATTTTCGATACCTTCCAATCCAAGAAGTGTACCATTTTTTCCTGTTCATCCATAGATGGAACAGGAAAATAAATTGTCAGAAAAACATCTGGATACAGCCTTAGCCGAGAAGGGCGAATACCAGTCGACAGCGAATGATATATTGCCACCAAATTTTTCTCACGCAGCAAAAAGTCAAGATATCGAGGGTTATATGCAGACTCTCTCTGGCGGTAAACATTATACGCAGGACTAACAACACCTGCATAATCTGAAACGCCTATAGCGCCTTGCCATGTCCACATGGTATTTGCAGCGATATCGCCAACCGCACATCGCTTATATCCTACCAAAGACTCGGATTTGAACATGGTTACATTTTTCTGACTACGAGGGGTAATCCCTGTTATATGCGATACCGACAGAAGTTCTTCAGTACCATCCTCGGATCGATTGTCCACAACTTCGAATAGCTGCTTACCTCTCCGCATAGGCCATCTTTCGGGGTATTTACGCCTATCCGCCGGATTGAATAAGTTAGTGGGCATCTGGCAGTCCTCCTGTTATCTCACTCATCAACCCATCTGTCTCACCCTCAAGCAACTGGAGCTGCTGAAGTATCTCGTGCATTTGCGGTAACATAGCGGGCTTATAAAAATACTTGGCAAAATTGATTTCATAGCCAATTTGCGTTTTCCTTTCATCCACATAAACATCGGGAGCGTAAGTACGCACCTCGTTGTCAAGGAAGGCTTTTATACCGCCAGGATAGGTAAACGGAACCAACTCAGTATCTCTTAAATCAGCATCCGGCTCACCGGCAATCGGCTGTGCTGCAGCATCTTTTTCCGTGATGTACGGACGGATTTTCTTTAGGATTCCGATTTTCAACTTTGTTGCTTTGGCAAAAGCATCCCAATCATCTGTTGGGGCTGTTTTTGCTGCTGATGCGATTGCTTTTTTCACAGTCTCAAATTCAGCAGAAGTTTTGAAAATGCTTGCCGGAATTTCACGATCCGGAAATACTCTCAACCGGAGCGGTCTTTCGACGGTGATGCTCCAATAGCCAAATTCCTCGTTTGCAAAAATCTGACTTACTTCGCTTTCTTCCATCTCCAGGAAAATACGCACGATTTCCTTACAAATGTCGGGCGTGAACTCGCAATTCTTCTTTCCCATATTTTTGCGAAGCGGAGATTTCATATCGGTCGCATCAATTAACTGGATTTTTCCTTTACGCCTATCCTCTTTCTTATTTGACAAAATCCAGATGTATGTCACAAGAGGAGTATTGTAAAACATATTTCCTGGCAAAGAAATGATTGCCTCCACGAGATCATGTTCAATTACATATCTTCTTGCATTACTCTCGCCGCTACCTGCATCACCGGTAAACAGAGACGAGCCATTATGAACCTCGACAATACGGCTGCCAAGAGGCGAATCCTTTTTCATTTTTGCAACATTATTCAGCAGGAACAGAAGCTGACCATCACTTGTTCTGGGGATCATAGCAAGCTGCTCGCCGCCATCGAGATAGGCATTGAAACGACTGTCCATGATTTCTTTTTTGCCGCCCATCTTTTCCGCATCTGTTTTCCAACTCTTGCCATAGGGAGGATTAGAAAGCATAAAATCAAACTGCCGGGAGGCATTTCCGTCCATAGAAAGCGTAGAGCCATAACTAATATGTTCAGCCTGTTCACCTTCTCCCTTGAGCAACATATCAGCTTTGCAAATAGCGTATGTTTCAGGCTGAACTTCCTGTCCAAACAGATGGATAGAAACCTTCTTTCCCCGGCGAGCAGCCAATGTCAGAAGGCGTTCCTGTGCGACAGTGAGCATACCTCCGGTTCCGCAGGCTCCGTCATAACAGGAGTAGGTAGCATCCTTGATTTGATCGGCCACAGGCATAAAAACAAGGTCTGCCATCAGTTCCACAACATCACGAGGGGTCCAGTGTTCGCCAGCTTCCTCGTTATTCTCTTCATTGAATAGACGAATGAGTTCCTCAAAAATTGTACCCATGCCGTGATTATCCAGGCCAGGATGTTTCAGAATTGTCCTCTCCTCATCCTTATAGACAGGATTGGGGCTAAGATTGATATCCGAGGAGATAAACTTCTCAATGACGCTGCCCAAAATATCCGCATCGATCATCGTCTGAATCTGGTTGCGGAATTTGAATTTTTCTAAGATTTCCTGAACGTTAGGAGAAAATCCATCGAGGTAGGCTTCAAAGTCAGCTTTCAGCGTCTGCTTCTTTGCACGGCTGGTCAAATCCTTCAGCAGGAACGGAGAAGCATTGCAGAAAGCCTGTCCAGCAGCATTGCAGAGTGCGGGCCACTGATTATCAATTCCGGCTTCATCCAGTTTTTTCTTCATATCAAGAACTGCAGTCTTCGTACCCTCAAGCATTGCGTCCAAGCGGCGAATGACGGTCATGGGCAGAATAACATCACGATACTTACCGCGCACATAAATGTCACGCAGGCAGTCATCAGCAATACCCCATATAAAGCTTACTATTTGATTATGCACTTGATTGTCCATATTCGTTTTCCTTCCTTGGGTTAATTCATCGATCTATAATGCACTGTCCACCGTTGGGACTTATTCTTCATCTTCTTTGCTGTTGTCATCGGCAGCGCCGCCGGAACGAATCCAGGCATCCACTTCTGACAGTTTAAATTTCCACAGGCGACCTACCTTGTAGGCAGGCATATTCCGTTTGGCAATCCAGGCGAGAATTGTTTCTCTGCCGACGCCAAGATAAGCCTGGACTTCTTTCAAAGTGTACCATTTTTCAACATTCATCATTTCGCTCACTGTATTGACCTCCATTTTTAACTGAATCGAAATGTTACATCTACTATAAATGTGAAGGCACTGCTGTTGGGAAAACAGTTGTTTCCTTCACTATCTACCATAATCCATAGGCACTCTGTTTTGCCTTCGAAGCCGCGAGCATCCATGCTTGCGGTTATTTTTATGCCCTTACCCGGTTGGACATCCGGGATGTCAATATAATTGGTTTCTGCTCTCGGACGAACGGTTTTATGATTAGAGAAGAAAAGCTTTCTTCCTTGCCACGTTTGCGTTCCGGTATTGCAGAAATCCCATGTATGTTGGAATTTCTCATTACAAGAAACGGAGTATATCGGTCTCCACGAAGAATTCATATAAACGCTATCGCCAGGATATAGAACCGATGTTGTTTGCACGGCATTTGCGTTTTCTGTCACGGAGGCAAGTCTCTGATATTCCAGCAAGACGATATCTTCTGCATCATCGGATTGAGAATCCATAAACGCTTTCATCTGTAATGCCAGTGCTTCACACAATGCCCTTTCTTTTATCTCTGCAGATGCAGGGACGCCGAAAGCTATCATTACATCATTGATTTTTCCGTCATCAATGGAACTCTCGAAGAAACCTGTGAGTCCGGCAATGTCAAAATTACCGAAAGAGGATTTGACCTCATGGCTCATTGTCCTTGTCCCATCAAAGATTTTTCTTTGCAACGGAACATCTGCCGAGGAATACCGTTTTCCTTTTACAAATGTGAAGTAGTTACTTCCGGCTGTCTGGAAACACAGGGTAACGAAAATGCCAGTGTTTTTACGGCTCGGATAGAAAATCCCACTCTTGATGTGCGGATAAATCCGTTTGAAATACTCGCTTACAGTCATTCTCTATCCCACCTTTTTCCTTGTCCTATGGTTTGTCCTATGTGTCCTACGCTCGACCGGTTTCATGTCCTAAATCTCAAATCTATAATAAAAACAGTTGAGTTGAGGGGGCGTTTGCGGAGAACGCAGGATAGATTCAAGAACATTATATCACAAAAATGCGCAAAAATCAATCCGGTTCACATAATTATCAATCTAAATTCGCATAAATCCACTTTAACTGACCAATCGGAATGCAAGGAGGTGAAAACGATGGCTAAAAACACCAAGCAAACTTCAAAGGCTGTTGCATCCAAGGCAAGCAAGATTTTGAGGGACAACCGCTACAGCGCAAAGTCTAAATCCGTTGCTGGAAGCGCTTTATCACAGACCAAGAAGAAGTAAGCTCCTTGGTCGGCGGTGACTGATAACAATCAACCCGCCAAATTCTGTCCTGAGCATGACAAAAAACTGCTCACCGCTTTCTCCTGCACCATTTGATCACCGGTGGCTCAACGGGATACTGCGGACAACTACATATCACGGCTGCCCATTGAGCGGGTTAGCCGCATTCCGAAACGGAGAAATTCCGTAAGGACTGCGGTTCTTTCACTGCGCCCATTTTGCAGCCGACCCAATTCCTCCGTTTCGAAAAATCGAAAATCGGAGGAATTTTTTATGACAAACCACGGCAATCAGACCACCCCGCAGATCTACTACCGTCCCCTCCACAAGTGGATCGAAATTACCCTGGAGGAAAAGCAAAATTGGGAACGCTTCATCAACGCAACCCGCAAGGCCAAGCAGAGAGCCGGCGCCTGTTGCATCCCTTACAAAAAGAGTTACAAATGCGACGGACTTTGTGAGGAATGCGAATACCGCTGTATTCCCAAGGACGCACCCCAGCATCTTTCCATCGACGGAGAGATGGAAATTACGCAGAAGAACGGCACACGAAACAGTTTCCTTGCCGACGACGTGATGACTACCGAAATCAGCATCGATAGCATGATTCTGAATCACCTCCTTGCAGAACTGCGAGATACCGACCCGGAAAGCTATCAAATCCTTATGGTGCTTGCAGACGGTCTGTCGGAGCGCGCCGGTGCCGAAAAGCTGAATATGCCTCGAAACACCTTTGTGTATAAGAAAAATCAGCTTCTGAAACGTATCCGCAAAAATTTCTAAAAAACTTTTCTTCTCTTTCGGCCATTTCCTCCTTTCCTGTCCAGATAGGTCGATGAAAGGCAACACAAGACGCCTTGGGAAAGGAGGAAACGCCGATGAGTAAAACCGAAAGAACCTGCCACGGCACCGCCGCAGACGAGGACATCATCGAAGTCCTCACCGCTATCAGCGTGGTGTCAAAGAGACTGGCACGGAACATCGCCGCCGTTTGCCAGCAGAGCCAATCTACGGAAGGAGGAAAACAGAATGAGCAAGATGAGCGATATGGCTGCAACCATCGAAGAGCTGCGCAATGCTGCTGCGGCTATTACAGATGTTGCCAATTGGTTGACTGAAATGTTCAGTACAACGGCTGCTGTGGACGAGGCTCAGGAAAGTGAACCTGTTTCTCCTCCTGAACCCGCACTGACCTTGGAGCAGGTCAGAGCCGTCCTTGCTGACAAGTCCCGCCAGGGGCATACCGCCGAGATCCGCGCTCTGCTCCAGAAGTACGGCGCATCCAAGCTGTCCGGTATTGATCCGGTACACTATAAATCCCTGCTTGTGGATGCGGAGGTGCTGACAGATGCCACCTAAAGGACACGCTATCTTATCCGCATCCTCATCCGAACGGTGGCTGAACTGCCCACCCTCCGCAAGGCTCTGTGAAGCCTACGAAGACAAAGGCAGTGACTACGCTGCTGAGGGCACAGATGCTCATGCACTCTGTGAGTTCCGTCTGAAACAGGCTCTGGACATTCCTGCGGAAAATCCCATTGAGAACCTGTCCTGGTACAACGAGGAGATGGAAGAATGCGCCGCTGGGTATGCCGCCTATGTGGTGGAACTTCTGGAAACTGCAAAGCAGACCTGCTCCGACCCTGTGGTCATGATTGAGCAGCGGGTGAATTTCTCCCGTTGGGTTCAGGATGGCTTCGGTACAGCCGACTGCATTCTCATTGCCGATGGCGTCCTCAACATCGTGGACTATAAGCACGGTAAGGGCGTTGAGGTCAGCGCCGTGGCAAATCCCCAGATGCAGCTTTATGCCCTGGGTGCCCTGGAAATCTTCGATGGCATCTACGACATCGATACCGTCCGCATGACCATCTTCCAGCCCCGGAAGTCCAACATCAGCGTGGATCAGATGGATAAAGCCGGCCTCTACAATTGGGCAGATACGGAACTGACCCAGAAGGCGCAGCTGGCTTATGAAGGCCGGGGCGATTTCAGCTGTGGTGAGTGGTGCCGGTTCTGCAAGGCGAAAGCCGAGTGCAGAGAACGCGCTGAAGCGAACCTGGCTCTTGCCCGGTATGAGTTCCAATCTCCCGCGCTCCTCGATGATGAGGAGATTGCCGATATTCTCGGCAAGGTCGATGCTCTCACCGCCTGGGCATCTGATGTGAAGGAATACGCCCTTCAGCAGGCAGTCAGCGGTAAGGAATGGACCGGCTGGAAGCTGGTCGAGGGTCGTTCCAACCGCAAGTACACCAGTGAAGCCGCTGTTGCCGCCGCTGTGGAAGGTGCAGGCTTCGACCCGTATGAACGAAAAGTCCTCGGCGTCACTGCTATGCAGAAGATGCTCGGCAAGACCCGCTTTGAGGAACTTCTCGCACCCTACATTGAAAAGCCGCAAGGCAAACCAACGCTCGTGCGGTCGAGCGATAAGCGCCCGGCTATGAACACAGCCAAAACTGATTTTACGGAGGAATTTTATTATGTCTAACACTGCAAACAGAGTCACAAATCCCATGAAGGTTATCACCGGCCCCGACACCCGTTGGTCTTATGCCAATGTCTGGGAGCCCAAGTCCATCAACGGTGGCGCGGCCAAGTACAGCGTCAGTCTGATTATCCCCAAGTCCGACACTAAGACGGTAACAAAGATCAGGGCAGCTATTGAGGCTGCCTACCAGGAAGGTCAGGCCAAGCTGAAGGGTAACGGTCGTTCCGTTCCTCCTCTCGCCGCCATTAAGAATCCCCTGCGCGACGGTGATGTAGAGAGACCCGATGACCCCGCCTACGCCAACGCTTACTTCGTCAATGCCAATTCCGCCACTGCCCCCGGTATTGTGGACGCTGACCGCAATCCTGTGCTGACCCGCTCCGAGGTCTACTCCGGCGTGTACGGCCGCGCCAGCATCAACTTTTATGCCTTCAACTCCAACGGCAACAAGGGTATCGCCTGCGGCCTGAACAACCTGCAACTGATTCGTCCCGGTGAACCCCTGGGCGGCAAGGCAAGCGCCGAGTCCGATTTCGCAACCGATGCCGAAGACGATTTCCTCAACTAAGCTGGAGGTGCTGCTCTATGGAAAATCTTCAGAATATCCTCATCACTGTTATTCTCCTCTCCTTTCTTTTCCTTAGTTTGACCGCTCTGGCAAACACCTTTATCGGCTTCTACTATGACCGCAAGCGGGAAAAGCGGGAACGGGAAAAAGACGCCCGCGACCTCGAATATCACAACAAACGCATGGAGAGTTTTGAGAAGTAATTCAAGCCCTATGGGCGGTAGAGCAATCTGCCGCCCTGTTGGGGTAAGCGAAAGGACAATGCTATGAAAACTCTCTCAATCGATATTGAGACCTACAGCGATCAGAATCTCGCCAAGACAGGTGTGTATCGCTATGTGGAATCTCCCGTATTTGAAATTCTGCTCTTTTCCTACAGCGTAGACGGCTGTCCCGTTCAGTTGGTCGACCTTGCCTGCGGCGAGAAGATCCCGGCAGACATCATTACTGCTCTAGAAGATGATGCGGTGATTAAGTGGGCCTTCAACGCCAACTTTGAACGCATCTGCCTGTCCCGCTATCTTGGCTACCCCACTGGGGAGTACCTTGATCCAGACTCCTGGAAATGTTCTATGGTGTGGGCAGCTACGATGGGACTGCCTCTTTCTCTGGAGGGTGTCGGTGCTGTGTTGGGGCTTGAGAAGCAGAAATTGACCGAAGGCAAAGACCTCATCAAATATTTCTGTCAGCCCTGTGTGCCGACTAAGGCCAACGGCCAGCGTACCCGTAACCTTCCGGCTCATGCCCCGGACAAATGGCTGGCTTTCAAAAAATACAACATCCGCGATGTGGAAACCGAGATGTCCGTTCAGGATCGGCTTGCCAAATATCCCGTGCCGGACAGTGTATGGGATGAATACCACATGGATCAGGAAATCAATGACCGTGGTGTGGCGCTGGACATGGTACTGGTGCGGCAGGCAATTCAGATGGATGAGCGTTCCCGCTCCGAACTGACCCGGGCAATGAAGGATTTGACCGCCCTGGAGAACCCCAACTCCGTGCAGCAGATGAAGCAGTGGCTTTCGGATAACGGCATGGAAACAGACACCCTTGGCAAAAAAGCTGTAGCCGAACTGCTGAAGACCGCACCGCCTGAATTGCAGAAAGTGCTTACCCTCCGGCAGCAGCTTGCCAAGTCCTCGGTGAAGAAATACCAGGCAATGGAAACCGCAGTCTGTGCCGATGGCAGAGCCAGGGGTATGTTCCAGTTTTACGGAGCCAACCGCACTGGTCGGTGGGCAGGTCGCATCATTCAGATGCAAAATCTGCCCCAGAACCATTTGGACGATCTGGCTGAAGCCCGAAGCCTTGTCCGCAGCGGTGATTTTGATGCCGTGGAAATGCTCTATGAGGATGTGCCGGATACGCTGTCCCAGCTGATCCGCACGGCATTCGTTCCCCAAGACGGTCGCAAATTCATCGTGGCAGACTTCTCGGCCATTGAAGCCCGGGTCATTGCGTGGCTTGCCGGTGAGACCTGGCGGCAGGAGGTTTTTGCGGAAGGCAAAGATATCTACTGTGCCTCGGCATCTCAGATGTTCGGTGTTCCCGTGGAAAAACATGGCATCAACGGTCACCTACGACAGAAAGGCAAAATCGCAGAACTGGCCCTTGGCTACGGCGGATCAGTCGGTGCGCTGAAAGCCATGGGCGCTTTGGAGATGGGGCTTGAAGAAGATGAACTTCAGCCTCTGGTAGCTGCTTGGCGGGATGCCAATCCGAAAATCGTACAGTTCTGGTGGGCAGTTGACCATGCGGTGATGGATGCAGTGGTTCAGAAATCTACCACAAACACCCACGGTATAACTTTCTGCTGCAAAAGTGGGATGCTGTTCATCACCCTCCCGTCTGGCAGACAGCTTGCCTATGTGAAGCCCAAGATCGGTACCAACAAGTTCGGCGGTGACTGCATCACCTACGAAGGTGTCGGTGGCACGAAGAAATGGGAACGGCTGGACAGCTACGGCCCCAAGTTTGTGGAGAACATCGTCCAGGCCACCGCCCGTGACATCCTCTGTTATGCCATGACCACCCTTCGCTGCTGTTCCATCGTGATGCATATCCACGATGAAG